CCAACATGCACTTCCCTGTATCTCACACCATCGACGCAGGAACTCGTGTCCTGCTCGAAGAAATGGTGTCCCTGGCTAATGATCTCCGACGTGACGTGCCTTCCACTGCGAGCGAGTCTCTCGAACGCATGGAAGCCCTCGTCGCCAAAATCACTGAATCCCTGTCCAACATCAATGTCAATCATAACATCAATATTGGCTTGACCCGTCCCAACACTCCCAACCCACCCACCAGTGACCATGAATTCAACCTCCTCGGTAGTTTTGCAAATTTCGGTTGTATGATTCCTTCTTTTCTTGTTTTGATTGTGAATTTGTTTTATTCTAAAGCTGCTCTTCCTGCTCGTATCCTTAACTGTATCCCTGCTGTCCAAGTTCTTTGCTCTCATCTTGATTTTTCTGTTATTTACGACCGTCTCTCTGCTATTTTCACCGCCGATGATGAACCTGAATCCGCCAGTTTTGAACTCTCTCCCGAACCTGTTTTTCGTTTGCTTTCTTTCTTGTGTGGTTTTAAGTTTAAGTATTCTCAAGCTCGTGAATTTATTATGTTGGTTGGTTCTCTTCCCCGTTTTGTTTCTGGACTTGATGTTTTGTTTACTTATATTTCAAAGATTATCCGTGCTTTTATTGATTTTATTCGTGTGAAAGTTTTCCATCTTGAACCTGCTTTTGTAGACCATAGTTTGAGCCTGATTCAAGGACCGATCGAAGCTGCCGATAAGTTCCTCGCTGGTCGCCCGACCTCCGACGAATACACACCAACGTATGTGGCCTCCATGTACGAGTGTTATCGGAAACTCCTATCGCTCCAAGAAGAATGCTACCGTCTCCGCCTCCCCCGTGATTATCAGAACCTTTTGAACTCCCGTGTCGTTGGTATGGCTACCCTTTGTAAGTCTTACTCTGCAATTTCCGTTCTCTCTCAACCCCGAACTCCGCCTCTTTTTGTTTATCTCCATGGTGCCTCTCAAATTGGAAAGTCAACAATGATAAATTCCCTTCAAATAGACGTTGCTAAAGCTGATAAAGATATGGACCCCCACAGTTACGTTAATAACATCTACATGAGATTTCCCGAACAGGAATATCATGACGGTGCGACGAACGAATCTTTGGTGGAATATTTTGATGATTTTGGACAAATGAAAGATTCTGAAAATGGCCCTGACCCTTCATACATGGAATTCATCCGTCTCGGTAATATTATCCCTTTCCCTCGACATATGGCTGATGTAGGTGATAAAGGTAAAATTTTTGCTCGCCCCCGTCTTGTTCTTGCTACCTCCAACCTTCCCGTTTCCAAGCTCTCCATTCAATCCATGAACCATCCCGAAGCTTTCAAGAACCGTATTGATTTGGAATTTGAAGTAACTGTAATTACCCCCAATGGAATTTCAATGAAACAACATCAACAGAATTTTAATCAGCGCACTGGAAAGACGGTCGACCTCTCAGTCTACCGTTTCACTGGTGTTAGTAATGGAAATAAATTTACTTTGACGTATCCTCAATTCCTCACTCTCCTTCTCCGTGAATATAAGAAACGTTTGTTGACTGGTGAAACTTACAAGAAAGATTTGGATGATTATGCTGATGCTCCTTTGCCCACTGCTACCCTCCCTGCCGGTTGTGAAGATGATCCTAAGCCTCCCTCCCCTGATGCTGAATTGTCCCCCAAGACCCCTGATTCTGAACCCACCATTGTAAGTTCCCCTCCGCCTCCTCCCTCATTTGAGTTGCCTGTCCTTGATTTCCCAAAGCGTCCCTCTTCTGTTGCCTCAATGCCGTCTCTCGCTAGTACCTATAAAAGTGCCCCTCATCCGTTTTTTATGAATCCCCAAATGTTTGAACAGCAGTTTTTTAGTGATAATTCTTCAGATGCTCCCGCTCCCTTCAATGTTTCAATTTCCCAATATGATGGAAAGCTGATTACCGAACCTCATGATAACTTTCAAACTCCCGCTGCCTCCGTTGTAGATGATACCGAAGCTCCCCCCCCAGATCCCGTAGAAGACACTCCGGTTGAACAATTGAAGGAACTTTCTCGTGAAGAACTCCTGAAGTTGCTGACTGAGCGCCATCCGACGAAGATCCCCTCTGTCATCAAGCCCCTGCCCCGTAATGAAGCCATTTCTCGTTTGTGTTCCCTTTTCTTTGCCGTTGATCTGACCACCGGTTTTGCTCCCTCTCATGATGCCATCCTCAAGAAAATGGAAGATATAGTTGAACGTAATTCTTTCCGTGCCCCTGGCTCCACAGGCTCAACTCCTCCTGATCGTTTCATTGATAGTGGTGAAAGTATTATGCAAGGTTTCTTTAAGTGTTCTCGTCTCAATATGATTGTGTGTGATACTCGTCCTTGGTGGATCAAATGGATTCCCCTCGCCTCCCATAGTATTAAGTTAATTGGGTTCTCGTATTTCCGTCTTTTGGTTGATGCTTTCACTGATTCCGAATTGAATGAAATTGTTGGTGGTAAAGGATTTGATGTTTCTATGCTTTTGAGTATTTTGGAAGATTTCAACCTTGTAGCTTATTCTCATTTCTCAAAGATGCTCCGTGGAACTCCCCATTTCATTGCTTTCCAGAACGCCTCCCTTCATGGTAAATCCTCCGACCTCCGTGATATGATTGTGAAAATGTGTAGAGCTAGTCCTGAATTGTATGTTGATTTCCTTGCTTTCTTTTCTGACCAATTGAATACCCTCCAAACTGCCCCGTCTTACCCTGACCCTCCCCAATCAACCTTTGAATCGGTGCGACAGAAGTTCACTGCTTCCACCTGGAAGTGGTGCTCAACTGCTGCAACGAAACACCCAATCCTCACCCTCCTTTTTGGTTTTGGTTTGCTTTACTCTTCTGCTGTTATTACCTTTGGTGCTCTTTCTCATGTTATTTCTCTCATTCGTTTTGCTGTTTCTCAATTTAGTCATTCGTACCCAGAGGCAAATTCGCTGGGAGCTAAGAAGTTCGCTGAAAAGCGCGCTCCTGTGGCCCAGTCGATTGGCTTCAAGAAAATAAACCAAGGTAACATCCCGATAGCCAATAGTATAGATCTCAATGCTCACCAAGTCGGCCTTTCCCTTTTGAAGAATGTTGCTTTCCTTCGTATTTCTACTGAAAATAGTGTTTTCGATTTGAATGGTTTGTTTGTCCGTGGTCGTTCTTTTATTTCTTACCTTCATGGCTGGAATACTTTGAAAATGATTTTTGATCAGTGCACCTCTTACCAACTTCAACTTTTGAATTGTGATGGACAAGTGATGTATAATGTTAGAATGGAAGACTTGAAGGTCGTGATCCGCGAACCTGGTGCCACTGGCTCCAACTTCGATGATCGTTGCCTGATTGAATTTCCCCGATATGTAAATTCTGCTCGTGATGTAGTTGATAATTTTGTTCCTTCTTCCCGTTTTGCTGATATTGAAAATTTCTCAGTTACTCTTATTACCCCTGTTTCTGGCCAAAAGTCTGATTCTGCCCGTGTTGTGATTCAATCTGCTCCTACTTGTAACCTTTTCATGAATTCGAAATATAGTTTGAAGGGTGAGCTGAAGTACACCGCTCTGCTTCGGTACGAATGTGCCACTCAGAAAGGTGACTGTGGTTCTCCCCTCCTCTCTCATAACCCCCGTTCAACTGGAAAAATTGCTGGACTTCATATTGCCTCCTCTTCTTCTTTCTCTTATGCTATCCCTTGGTCTCGTGAATGTGTGGATGATTTTTTGTCTCGTCTTGATACCTCCCTTCATTTCTCTGCTCCTGATTTCTCTGACGAAGTTGACGACGATCCTGAAGCTACTGGTCCGCTCCCGCTGACTGGTTCTTTTGGGTTTCGTGGCAAGCTGCGCACTCCTATTTCTTCTTCCTCTGCTACTCAGTTCCGCCGCTCTCCTATCACTGGTGTTCTCCAACCTTCGAAAGTTTGCCCCGCGTATCTTTCTCCCCAAGAAAGAGACGGGGTGATGATCAACCCTGTGTATAAGTCCCTGTCTAAAGCTGGTAGTGTTGGTGTTTTGTTGAATGAACAGCATGTTGAAAATTCTGTGTCTTTTATTTCTTCTCAAATTTTTAATTGTTCTTCCCGTCGTGATTCTCCTATTTCTCCTGAAACTGCAATTCACGGTGACCCTGATGACCCCCTCTTCCCCTCCATGACCCTCTCGACCTCCCCTGGCTACCCTGCAACCCTCCGCAAGAAACCTGGCTGCCCTGGAAAAACAACTTGGATCCGCCACGCGACTCCAACTTCTGAAGCTTTTGTTCAAGAAGATCTGATTGCTGAGGTGAAGACCATCCTCAGGAATGCCTCTCAAGGCATTCGAACAAAAGTATTCTGGCTGGACTTCGCGAAAGATGAAACCCGCCCCATTGAAAAAGTGCAAATTGAAATGAAAACCCGAACTGTCAACTGTTCTCCCATGGCTTTCACTATCGCTTGTCGTATTGCTTTCGGCCGCTTCCTCCTGGCCAAAATGGCTGGGCGAATCTCAAATGGAACCGCTGCTGGAATCAATCCCTACGGAATGGAATGGACCCATCTTGCCATGCATCTGCTTTCTGTTGGCGACAACATGATAGCTGGTGATTTTGGCGGATGGGACGGTGGCATGTCCTCAGAACTCCTCTGGGCGGCGTACGATGCCATCGAGGAATGGTACACCTTGTGTGAACTGTCTCTCGATGACGACGATCGCCCCCTCCCCAATGATGAGTACTGGGAATATGTAACCCCCCTGACCAGAAAAACCCTTTTCCACGATATTGCCTTCTCAAATCACGTGTATGGTGACACCATGTACGAATGGCTCAAGTCGATGCCCTCGGGCACTTACTTGACCGAATGTGTGAACTCACTTGTGAACCTGCTTATCCAGACCCTTGCGTGGCAACACCAAGGGCCTAACTTCGACCTTCAGAAGTTTTCCAAGCATGTGCGCTCCACTTGCTTGGGGGATGACCACGTTCTCAGTGTTTCCACCGCCTACCGTGATTCCTTCAACCAATCTCATTTCAAATCTTTTGCTGAATCCCTCGGTATGACCTATACGGACGAGTTCAAATCCGCCCGCACAGATCTTACCACCCGTCCTCTCTCTGAAGTGCAGTTTCTTAAACGATCTTTTACTTTCTGTCCTTTCACCCAGCGCTACCTCGGTCGCTTGGAGTTTGATTCGATAGCCGAAAATCTCATTTGGCTCCGAAACAAGCTCCCAGTGCGCGTCGCGCTAAAATTGAATGTTGAATGTACTTTTCGTGAATTGTCTCTGTATGAAAAGTGTAAGTATGATGAATGTCTGAAGAAGGTCCGACACGCCTTCGCCCAAGTCAACATCGCTCCGCCCATCGTTCCATCCTGGGAGCAAAACCGCTACCAGTGTGTGGAATTGGGCAAGTGGATGTTCGACGAGATCTGAAGTGTCGAAAGAAAAGTGTGAATGGTTTGTTTTTAATTGACGTATGAAAACTCTCGCGAATCACGTTTGGAGAAAGAATTTTTATTTTTTATTGACTAGTGTGTGCTCCAACTTTTCTTTTATTTCAATAATAGGCTACTAGTCCGTCATGATGCCCTCAAAGTAGTGATCTTTTCTTTGCTTGGCTAAATTTTGAAGTAGATCCCGAATATGTCAAATCTTGTTTCTAATATTTCCTCTCTCGCTATTGAATCTCTTCCCTCTGCCGGTGCTGCTGTCGGCTCAATGATTGCTCCAGGTATCGGAACCGAACTTGGAGCGGTCGCTGGGCAGATAGCTGCTGGCGCTCTCTCTTCTGACGCGTCTCCCGATGGAAGTGGTTTGTTTCAGGGTGATGGTGCCACAAACGCCACCAACCTGTCAACAACCACATTCGTTGGGGAACAAGTCCAATCTCAAGCTGTCGTCTCTACCAATCAAGAAGATTCTTCCACTGCTGCCTTGACCTCTCTCCGTAAGTTTTTTGCTCGTCCTCTTGCTATAGCCCATGGTAAATTTCAACCCGCTAACCGTGTTCTTCCATTCTGGCCTAGAGGATATTTCGTTTCCCCCCAAGTGTCAGAAAAGCTTCGCAGCTATTCTGGCGCCCGTTTCACTCTTTGTTTTAAGTTTGTTACAAATTGCACTCCGTTTTCAAATTATGCTGGTGTAATCTCATACCTCCCGACTGATACTTATGCGACCAACAACCATCCCGACAATACTTTGTTTCCGTCTACCAATGTCACTAGTTTTGCTAACGATCTTGATACCCTTGCTGCTAGTTTCCATGCTCCTCATGTGGTCCATAATATCTCTCAAACTAACGAAACAACTTTCAAGGTCCAGTGGCATTATCCTCTTCGTTTTCTTGATACTGGAACTCTTCTTGGAGTCAGCTCTTCGAACTACAATGCTTACGATATGATGGGCCGTTTCTGGGTCTGTGATATCGCGGGTATCCTTAACGCCTCAAGCATTAAGGTGGATGGTGATTACACTGTCTATATGTGGCTCGAAGATCTTGATCTCTTTTACCCAACTAGTTTTGATATTATTCATAATCGAATCTCCGCTCCTCTTGTTTTTCCGAATCGCCCTCTTCTCTCTGATCCTGACATTCCTGAAGCAAACGGTCCCGAACATCATTCCCATTTCCCAAAAGCCCAAATTGTTGCCCGAAATGATTATATTGATGACATCGCCCACCCCCCCGGCATCGCTAGACCACAGGCCCTCACTGAGACTCAGGTCGAAGTGTCCGGCGGTACAGATGATAACATGATCTCATACTTCCAAATTCCCACCCTCTGTGCTTACCACAACTTCCCGGTCGGTCAA